AGCTATCAACGCCATCAAAGGATTATTTAACTTCAGCATTAGTTGGCCACACATTCCTCTACCCCATTTTTCTGTAAGTGGTTCAGCCAATCCACTAGACTGGATAAGTCAAGGTGTGCCAAGCGTCAGCATTGAATGGTATGCCAAAGGCGGTATCATGACGAAACCAACCATCTTTGGAATGAATGGAAATAACATGATGGTTGGTGGTGAAGCTGGGAATGAAGCAGTATTACCACTCAATGACAAGACACTTGGTGCTATCGGTCGAGGTATTGCTCAGACAATGGGTGGAACTTCACCGACAATCAATATCACTATCACTGGCAATACCGTCAGAGAAGAAGCTGACATTATACGGATTGCTGATGAGGTAGCGCAGAGGATTGCTGACGAATTGCAACGTAAGACACAATTGAGAGGAGGGTTTACATGATAAAGCATAATGAGCTTGTGATTGACGGTGTGAGAACATCGTCTTTTCCGTTTAAAGTCATTGTCCATGATTCTCCTTCAATTGCTCTGGGAGAGAGCAAGACAGCTCTTTTGGAGCATGGTGGTATCAGTGGAGCAATCGTTCAGACAAACAAGCATAGGGAACTGGTCAAGAAAACTTATACCATTTACTTAGTCAAACCTACTGAAGAACAGATGAATCAATTTATGAGTCTGTTTATCCGTGAAAAGTTCTGGCTAGAGAGTGAGCGAGTCAAAACAACTCGTCTTTGGTGCTATAAGGTCAATGTGAGCGACCTTGAAGAAGTGCAACCTGGTCTTTATATGACTAAAGCAACCTTCACTTGTCACCCTACCAAATACTTTAAAGACACCGATACACAGAGATTGACAAGAAGTGGGACTTTGACTGTTCAAGGTTCTGCTCTTGCATTTCCTAAAATCACAATCGTTGGTCAAAGCGCTGTTGAGACTTCGTTTACAATCGCTGGTCAGGTCATCCGTCTTGAACGACTCACTGAGTCGCTTGTGATGGTCAATAATCCTGACAATCCAAGTTTTAAAACAACAACAGGGAAGCCAGTCAAATGGTCAGGGGATTTTATCACAGTTGATCCAGCGAAACTTAAGAATGTTGGGGTTGTTTTGGGTCCAGGTATTCAATCGCTTGAAATCGAAACGGTTTGGGGGTGGGCATAATTGCTTTATCTACTTAATAAAGATGTGAGAACTGTTCGATGGAACGGGGAGCCACTTCATGAATCAACTTCGGCGATTGTTAAAGAGACCATGAATGGCGATTTCACCTTAACTGTGAAATATCCTATTTCTGACTCTGGTATTTATCAACTTATTCAGGAAGATATGTTGATAAAAGCGCCGACTCCTGTTCTTGGTGCGCAGCTATTTCGCATCAAGAAACCTATTGAGCACAATGACCATCTGGAAATCACAGCCTATCACATTTCAGACGATGTGATGCAACGTTCTATCACGCCAGTGAGTGTGACTAGTCAGAGCTGTGGCATGGCTCTTTCTCGCATGGTCCAAAATACCAAAACGTCTCTTGGGGACTTCTCATTCAACAGTGATATCCAGGATCGTAGGACCTTCAATACGACTGAAACAGAAACTCTATACTCTGTATTGCTGGACGGTAAGCACAGCATTGTTGGTACATGGGAAGGCGAGCTGGTGCGTGACAATTTCGCTCTGACAGTGAAGAAGAGTCGTGGGGAGAATCGTGGTGTTGTTATTACAACGCATAAGAATCTGAAGGACTATCAACGTACAAGGAATAGTCAGAATGTTGTCACAAGAATCCATGCCAAATCGACGTTTAAGCCTGAAGGTGCTGAAAAGGAAACGACTATCAGAGTGACTGTTGATAGTCCTCTTATTAATTCCTATCCTTACATAAACGAAAAAGAGTATGAGAATAACAATGCAAAATCCGTTGAAGAGCTGCAGAAGTGGGCACAGGCTAAGTTCTCAAATGAGGGCATTGACAAGGTCTCTGACGCTATCAAGATTGAAGCTTATGAACTTGATGGCCAAGTAGTTCACATGGGTGATACGGTCAATCTCAAGAGCTGGAAACACAATGTCGATGCATTCAAGAAAGCTATTGCTTATGAGTTCGACGCTTTGAAGGAAGAATATATCTCTCTGACTTTTGATGATAAGGCAGGAACTGGTGGTTCTAGAACATCTGGTGGCTTATCTAGCGCAGCGGATGCAATCCTTGGAGTAACAGAATCTGCACAAGAAATTGCCCTTGAAAAGGCTCTTCAAAATGCTGACTTAGACTTTGATCATAAGGCAGGACTACTTAGACAGGAAATTTTGGATGGTATCGAACTTGCTAGGGCTAAAGCTGAAGAAGTTAAAAGAGAACTCTCTGATACTATCAATCAGCGTTTCGATAGCTTTGACAACGCTTCGATACAAGAAGCCAAGCGCAGGGCTGAAGAAGCGTTGCGAAACGCTGGCGCAAGCAGCTTACTCGCTCAAGAAGCCAAGCGGATTAGTCTAGATTCGATTGCTAAACTTGAAGCATTCAAGTCACAGGCTACGAGCGCTCAGACGGCTCTGTCGGGTGATTTGGATGCCTTGAAACGTACTGTCACAAGTGAGGTCAATCAAGCTTCAGAGTATCGCAGAACGACCACAGAGGCCCTTAGTCGTATGACTGGCCAGATGAACGGATTTGCGACGAAATCAGAGGTCAGACAAGATGTGGCTGGTCTGACCGAGACATTTGTCAAGCTTAAAACTGATACGACCAATTTGATTTCTGGAGCCAAAAGCGAAATCACTTTAGCAAAAACAGAATTCAAGAAAACAGCTGATGGATTGTCTACTAAAATGTCAGCAGTCGAGAGCTATGTTGGTCAAGATAGTCAGCGACAAGAAGCATTGAGAAGATACACTCGAGAAGAGAGCGCACGACAAGCGACAGCAGTCCGTGAGCTGGTCACAAGGGACTATGTAGGTAAATCGACTTATCAGGAGGATGTGAGAGGTCTTGAACGTCGGTTTAGTGCGATAAGTACGCAGACGAACAATGACATTGCTACGAAAATTGCTCAGTATAAGCAGACAGTTGATGGCCAATTCTCAAGCATCACATCTCAGATTGCTGGCAAGGTCAATCAGACAGATTTTCAACATGTCAGAGAGACTAGTCAACTCTATGAGCGGATTATCGGTAGCAACGAGAATGATATCTCGAATAAAGTTGCTCGCATGGCACTGACTAATCAGCTATTTCAAGTGGAAGTCGCTAAAAACATTGGAAGTGATAATAACTTAATTGTCCGCTCTAAGTCGATGGACAGGCATACGCTAGTCAATGAAGGCAATACTAAGCGAGTATTCGTGAATAACGGTATATTTAGCATTAGATGTACTGGTAATTCAGGATATACATTCGCAGGATTCACACTACCACTCTACATCGATAGAATGGCCAGAGGTGAGACATATACTCTTAATTTTAAGTATCGCATTATGGGACGATTAGACCATAATTTTACGGTTGTTGCTAAAAATCATAGAGCAAATGATACGTCCTTTTCTTCAAATATAGCCACAAGCTCAACTGCGGTTTCAAACAATTGGCAAGAGTTCAACGAAACATATACCATCAGCAGAGATTTTGATTTTGGGAATAGCGATATATATCCACTCTATTTTTATTTGGCTAAAAATGGTTGGGTTGAAATTAAAGAGATTATGCTCGTTCGTGCTTATCAAACGAACGGATATAAAGCCAGTCAATTTGATGATATGTCTGAAGCCGTTCGCTCGGTTCAAAGTCAGTTAGCTGGCTCGTGGTCTGTTCAGAACATCAACAGCGCAGGTGATTTGATTTCTGGCTTAAACCTGGGCGCTAATGGTCATAACCGTCTTTCTGGGAAATTGACTCATATCACTGGCGAGACCTTAATTGAGAGAGCCGTTATCAAGTCAGCTATGATTGACAAGCTTAAGACAGCCAATTTTGAAGCTGGTTCAGTGACTACAGTTGTTTTGGATGCTGAAGCTGTTACTGCGGAAAAAATAAAAGTTGACCAGGCTTTATTCAACAAATTAGTCGCAAATGAAGCCTACTTGAGTCAATTGTTTGCTAAACAAGCCTTTATTAATCGCGTTCGTAGTATTTCAATAGATGCTAGCCAAATAAAAACAGGAACATTAAGCGGAGTGACTATATCAGGTACTACACTGACAGGCCATACAAGAATTAATATTGGTGAGTATGGATCACTTGATACTGTTAATGGAGGATTGCAGATAAATGTACCTAGGGCCGTCAACTCAAATGATGGTCTGGGTGTCCAGTTCATTGGTTCTTCTGGCCGAGGTGAGAATGTCCCTTATGGATTATTCGTCTACAAGGACGATGATATAACACGAGGGGATACCGCTCGCGATACAGATGAATTCATCATGACTGTTCAAGGGTACATCAATACAAAAGGGATTGGTTGGCTAAAAACAGGTAAAGGTAAAGTAGGAAGTGTGACAACAGGAACATTAGGGTTCTGGCAGTCGAACGTTGCGTTAGATTACGCACCAAACGACATTTACTACACATACAATGGTACTGCATATGGCTTGTGGGCCATTATAAAACAAAGCTTCTCGGACAGCCGTTTGAAGGAGAATATTATTGACTGTAAGCACAAGGCTCTTGATTATATCCATCAATTCCAGTTCAAGGAATACGATTGGAAGAAGCAAGAGGACAGACCGCAACAAGCACACACAAAGATCGGTTTGATTGCCCAAGAGGTTCAAGAGGTGGATCCTACACTCGTCTATGAGAATGGAGACACGCTGAACCTAGACAATCTCAGATTGACCAATATCGCACTTAAAGCGATTCAGGAGCTTGCTCTTGAAAATAGAAAACTTACACAAAGATTGGAGAACTTAGAAAATGAACGCAGAACAGCTTAACCAAGCCCTACAAATGACAATTAGTGAAATGTCAACAGCCTCGACAAATTCGATGATTACAAGTAATCTCTTGAGCATTCAGTTGAATGAGCAAGTGGCAGAAAATCAAAGACTTCAAGCACGAGTGGAGGAACTGGAAGCTCTGCTTGATGAACAAACTAAACCAGCAGAAGGAGAATAGACATGGCAATCAATGGCTATAACTTATCAACAAAACCGTACTTAAGAATTTCTGGTTCTAATGTTGAGACCGTGGTAGAAATTCAATTATCAGAAGGAAATCGCTACAGCACTAACTCACGATCATTCCCTGGAGATCGTACAAACGAACCAGAAGATGTCTTGATTCAAGCGGTGCTGGATGTTCTCAAGTCTGAATTGGACCCAAGCTCTGCAATTGTGCAGGCGCAGAATAAGCTTGAACAAGCTGAGCAACAGATTGCACACAACAAGAGCGAGCAGGACAGACTTGCTCAAGTCATCAAGCAAACTGAAGAGAATGCCAAGGTGAACCAGAAGGTCATTCATGTTCTTGTGTTAAACTCTGTCATGAGCAAGAACATCGAGTACGGTACGACCTACAAAGAGTTGGTTGAGTTAATTCAACCGGCCGAGATTGGGAAGACCTACTTACCACATGACCTGATTACCATTGAAGACCCTGAGCATGTTGAAGTGAATGGCGAAGGCAAACGCATCCTAGTTCAGCTTAATAAGGAGTTTACTT